TCTTCAAACATAAATTCTACATTAGCATTGTTAGATGATGTATTAACAATTACTGTTGCATCAGAATACATATTTTCAAAATCTGCACTACTAAACACACCATGTACATTTTCTGTTGAATCTACTAAATCACGAAAATCATCTGTATCTCTACCTGGTCCTAAGTCCATAATCCAATTATAAATCTCTTGATAGTTTTTCATATCTTCATCAACAACAAATTTTACATTCAAGGGATCAAATTCTATTCTATCACCAGGTAAATATGAATTTATAGCTAATGTTGTAGCATGTAGTGCTTCACTAAAGTTAACACCAGGAAGTGTTACACCTGTACAAAAGTATCTTGTTTTGGGTAGTTTATTGATTTGTAGATCAAAATTAACAGGACTTAAATAGTTTAAGTTAGTAGGTTGTTCTGATTGCCAATTAGCTGTTGCCATGTTTTCTTACCACTTTAATAAAATCATTCCATCTATAGAATGTTTTTGTTATATGATCATAAAACCAACCTTTATGTTTATGATTTTTATGATCTGATTCTTTGTATTTAGGACTCATTTTGTTTTTTATGTCTCTCTTTTAACCAGTCATGATATGCTTTTACATATTCATCTCGATCCATTCTAGTTTGAGCGGCTATAAAGTCTTTATTTTCATCACAATAATCTAACCACATTCTTGTACAAAAACTTTTAAAATCACTCATACTACTATTTATAACAGGGAGAGTATAAACCCTCCCTGATATTTACTTATTTCTGATTTACGAATGTATTTAACTTATTCGCTGTTTCAATAACTTCTTCTGCTGTAATTTTTATTACAGGCATTGAGATATATTGAACTTCATCACCAGACTGATCTACCGTGAAATGAAATGCATCTATTTCTCGTTGTGCATTCATTTCAAGTAAACCTTGTGCTTGACTAAGTAAATCGGCTCTGATTTCGAACCCAGATTTTGAATCTGCCATGATATCCTCCTGTGTGTATGTGTGTTGTCATCATTGACAATTATATTTATATCATAAAAAAAGAGCTCCCGAAGGAGCTCTTGAAATCGATTATGATTTAGATATTACTACGACTTATAGAAGATTTAATACTTCGAATGATCTGTAGTAAGAGTTAGTGTTGACTGTCGCCAAACCATCAGCCGGAGCAGAACCTACGAATGGGTTTGAAACCATACCGTATCTAGTTTTGAATCCGATTTTTGGTTGGAAAGTATCTTCACCAACTGCACGAACCATTTGCAATGGAACATAAGGACAATAGAACAGTCCAGCGTCAAAAGGATTAGATCCTCTATAACCAACTGTACAATATCCTTCACCAGCGCTTACACCAGTAGGTCTTTGAGACGCACTTGCGTAATATGGATCGATATACACTTTGATGCTGCCGTTAAGAACACCAGCAAAAGTGTTTCCAGTGTCATCAACATTTAAGTTAGTTGATAATGCTGGAGCGTAGTCTAATACACCAGCCATTGCTAGAGCAGACGCTACATCACTTGAACACATGATAAAGTTACCTTTACCTCTTCGTGTTTGTCGTGCTATAACATTAGCATTTCTTTCAATGTGGTACATAAGACCTTTGAATTTTTCAACTGACCATCTACCAGATGAATCAACATCTAGGTTAAATTGTCCGTTTACAGAAGTACCTGTTAGGTTACTTTCTGAAGCAAGACCTTCGATCTTAGCTTGTGAGTTAACAGTTCTAACAACTTCTCTGTTGATTTCCGCAAGGATTTCACCAGATAGAATGTTTGCTAATTCTGTTTCTGCATCAAGGCCGTGAATTGCTTTAAGGTCTTGTGCGAGTTCTATAGTGTACTCAGCTTTTAGCGCTCTGCTTTTAGCTGTAACTGTAGCTTTCTGAATTGTGAAAGACATTTCAGGAATTGTAGAATCAATTTCTGCAGTCGCTGTAGCGGCACCAGTACCTGTAGTATACGCTGACTGAATAGCTGTGTTAGCTGAACCAGATTCAAATGGATCTGCACCCGCATGAGTACCAGCTCCACCGAAGTCTGTATCGGCTTCATTGAACATAGCTTCAGTTCTGTCAACAGCTGTTGTGCTGTCAACATATCTTGCTTTCATCGCAAAGATAAGACCAGTAGGTCCTGTCATTGGTTGAACGCCACAGATGTCGTATGCTACCAAGTTAGGCATTGCTCTACGAACTAAAGAAATAAGAATTGGATCCCAGTTAGCAGCTGTTGCTGTAACACCACCTACGGCGCCTGCAACAGTACCAGAACCAGCTCCAAGGGCTTCATCAACCTGCCCTCTTTCTTCTTGAATAGCTCTTTCTTGGTTTTCAAGAATAACGGAAGTTACAGCTCTTTTGTAAGAGTCTTCGATCTTAGGAAGATCAGCATGCTCTAGAACTGGCTGCCATTTTTCTTGTAAGTTTTCTGACATAAACATTGTTTATAGTCCCCTATTTAAAGTTTACTTACTTATCTAAGTTAGCAAACTTGGTTAACGCGGCAGTATATTTGGCCATACCTTCATTAACAGGTTGAGCTACATCGCCCGCACCTGAGAAATCAGCATCGTCACTTGCCACAGTGCTATCATCAGAGACAGCTTCAAGTTTCTCAGCTCCGAAATAAGATTCTTTCAATGTTGAAACTTTCTCAACGAAATTTTCTTCATTTTCGTAATCTACATCTTCTGCCAAGGCTTTTAACTTCTCTACCTGAGTATCAGCTAGGTCGTTAGACGCTTCGCTAATAATTTTTTCACGCTTAAGTTCCTCGATGTCCTGTTGAGCTGTGATGTTGCTAGCAACTTCTTCGTTCAACTTATCTTCCATCTCATCAAGTCTGTTTGCTAGTTCTTCAACTACATCAAACTTGTCTTCTGGAACTTCAACATAGTGTTCCTCAAACAGTTTTTTCAAACCGCTTATGAAATCTTCTGTGAGTTCGGATTTTAATCCTCTCTCAATCGCTAGTTCATTTTCTTGAACCCAGCTTTCAGAAACATAGTTTAGATAAGAATCAACTTTCTCAGTTAAATCGTCTTTGACTTCTTCAACTTTCTTGTTAAGTTCTTCTTCTAACTCAGCTTCTTTCTCTACAACTACTTCTTTAACTTTAGCTGCAACTGCTGCTTCAAATATTGTTCTAGCTTTGTTCTTGAATTCTTCGGATAAATCTTCGTCGGAAACTAGAGCTTCTATGTCATCACTCATGTCGATTTCATAAGACTCTTTTTTAGCTTCTTCTTTTTCATCTTCCTCGTCTTCCTCTTCGGAATCTTCGTCTGAAGGATCTTCGTCATCAGATTGTATCTCTGTTTTAGTTGACTTAGCTTCTTCAACTGAATCTTCTTCGGATTCTTCTTCGGTAAGACCTTTTAAGAAAGAAGTAACTTCTTCGATTGATTGATCTTTAAGAGATTCTACTACACTTCTAATAAGTGCATTACGACTTAGTGACTCGACTTGTTCGTCTTCTTCGCCATCTTCGTCATCACCTTGCATTTTTTGATGCATGGCTTTTAAAGATTTTATGTCCATCTCTTTCATCGCTTCAACAACAGCTTTAAGTAGGTCAGCTTTTGACATTTCTTCAAGTGGAGTTACTTCTTCATCAGACTCAACTTCTTCTTGATTAACTGCTTTACCTTTCTCTACTTTAGTTTTGCCATCTTTAACTTCATCGCCTTTATCAGAAGCTTTTTCACCACCAGGTGCTTTAGCTTTTGAAGTAGCGTCACCAGCTTTATCAGCTGCATCAGTTGAATGTTTTGGCGCGTCTTTGTCAGGACTAGAATCAGCTTTCTTTGCTTTTGGCTCTACAGCCTCAGCCATAACTTCTTCTATTGTGCTTTCTAAATTTGACATTAGAATACCCCTTTTACCTTAAATAAATTTATTAATAAATTGATTATTAAATAGTATTTATATATTATAAATTTTCAAGAAACGATTTAAATACATTTAATTTCGTTTCTTGAAGTTTTTGTGACTTAGCTCTTCTAATTTCGTTCTTATAGTCTTCTATTTTCTGAGCTTTTATCACTCCATTATCCCAAATCCACTCAACTCCTTCCATAACACCATCTACGAAGGCGTCAGGAGCAGAAGGATCTGCCACGATATCAGCAGCGGTTGCTAACTGAAAATCCGATTGAACCATTTGAGCTCCACCCTTAGCGTCTGAAGCTTTCAATGATCCCATACCCCTACTAGAAACACCTAGTCTAGCACCATCTGAAAGTAGGTTCTTGACTATTTCTCCCATAGGAGTAGATAAAATCTTTGCTTTACCGACAAAATTCTTGCCGTCTTGTTCTAAACTCTCAATTAAATGAGATGTTCTTTCTAAATTAATTGTTGGTCCTTCTGGATGCCCTAATTCTCCATAGGCTCTTTTCTGTTCGATATACTC